GCCGCGCAAGGGCCGAGTGCGGAGTGTTGGCGGAGGGCTGCAACGGAACGATTCGGCAACCTGGCCGCGTCATTGATCGAACAACGCGCCCGCGAACTCCAGGAGGCCAAGTGACCGACCTCATCACACGACTCGACAAGCGCCTCTCAGGCCCGAACCCCGTCGCCTATCACAAGCTGACCCCGGACGAGTGGAAGGAGTTGCGGGAGTTGATCTTCAAACGAAACGAGGAAACGCCATGAAACTGTTTTTGATTGCTGCCCTGATGATCGCTGGCATTGCGCCTGCTTGGGCTACGGATTACCTGTATGTCTACTACCCGAAAGGTAATGTCGGCTACGAATGCAAGAAGCTGCCGTCCTACCTGACAACGGAAGAAAACAGCCGCCTCGCCTTCGCGCAATGCGAGGTCCAGGTTATCGACTACGCGACATGGCCGGTGTTTCCTTTCCTGCCTGTCCGGCTAACCATGACTGGTCCCGCGTTCAAGCGCATGGCTACGCAGAATTGCTCGTTCGTAGCGTTGGCGAATGCGGATTTCAACACATCCACGGTTGTGGATTGCCGCTAGGTCAGTAGAGACGAACGTATGTGATGCCTGAACGTCCATTGGCATCACTCAGGATCGTCGGGCTTACTGCGTACGCGCCGCCAGCAAGGCGGGCTGCCTCAAGTCGGATCGTCTTCGTAGCGGCTACCGTTACGATCATCGAAAGTCCGCCGGTTTGATTCTGGCGAACGGCCATCGCGTCCATGAAAATGCAGCACTCCGAACTGGTAACGGCGGCGGCATCAGTGACGTTGTAAAGGCGAGTGGAGACGCCTGCCAAAGACGCAGTAGTACGCAGGAAGCCTTGCGCAAAGGTCGTAACAAGATAGGTTCCTGCCACCAGCGATACCGACGCACTAGTGTCGGTCCACGTACCATCGACTGTCATGGCGGTCGATGCCGCTGCATAGGCCGTCCCGCTTGTGGCCCCCATCCAGTTGCCGCCAGGGAAATCAGCGGCTTCTATAGCTCGAAATGCGACCGCTATATTGGTGCTGCTCGATGCCAGGAACGTCCGTGCGCCAGTGGACGCGATATCACTCGGGGCGCCAGAAGACGCAGCCGATCGACCGATGACGGATAGCCCTGCACTGTTCCGCAACATGGCGTCAGTGATCAGGGAGTTCGGCACCATGCCGGCGGTGAGCTGGCTCTCTTGCACCACGTTCGCCACGCGAGCAAGAAGCCTGTCGTTCGTCGTCATGGTGATGTCGGCCAGGACGCCGGACGAGTTTGCCGAGCGCCCCACAATGCTACAGGCGCCGCCGTTCACTTGGTTTGCTCGTGTGATGGAGCCGCCAGGTAGTGAGATTGCGCCAGAAGCTGTCAGCGCGCCGGTCGATACACTGGATGGCGTGATAGCGCCCAGCGTGAACGTGAAACTGCCGGATCCTGTGATAGGCCCGCCAGACGCACTGACGCCATTGGCGGTCGTCACGTTGACGCTCGTCACAGTCCCGGTGTTGTTGGTGTAACCGCTCGGGTTGGTTGCCGGATACGCACCGAGAGCGGTGAGCGCAGCTGCCGCACTTGTCGCGCCAGTGCCACCATTTGCTATCGGCAACGCCGTTCCCGAGTAAGAGACGGCCAAGGTTCCTGTGGTCGTGACCGGAGAGCCTGCGACCGACAGGAATGCGGGGACCGACATGCCAACGGAGGTGACCGTGCCGGTGTTGCTGGTATAGCCAGCGGGGTTCGTCGCGGGATAGGCCCCAAGGGCAGTCAATGCAGCTGGCGCTGTGGTCGCGGACGTGCCGCCTGATGCGATGGCGAGCGTTCCGCCAAGCGTCAAGGTGCCGGAGGTCGTAATGGGGCCGCCGGTCAAGGTCAGCCCTGTAGAGCCTCCTGAGCCACTTACGGAGGTCACTGTGCCGCTACCGCCACCGCCGCCTGAGGCAGCGATGGTCAGCGTGCCAGTGCCGGGTGTGAGCGTGATATTCGCGCCCGCAACGAGGTTTTTGTTGCCGGGGAAGTTTTGCAGGTCTTCAGCGGTGGCCGATACGCTGGCAGCATTTGTCGCCAGATGCTCCAGCCGTTCAACCCGGCGTCGGAGTTCTGTCACGGCGTGCCCCAAGTGACGGTAACAGGCGCGATAATGGCTGTCCCTGTCAGCGAGTCTGTGACCGTGACCTGATATTCACCTTCTTGGTTATTCGCGCCCGAAAGGATCGTGACGGTTGAACTGGTCGTGGAGCCTGAAATCGAGCCGGTGCCGGAGTTCTTGGCCCACAGGTAGGTCAGAGTCCCATAGCCGCCCGTGACGGTCGTCCCAAGATTTACGGTTGCGCCATTGGCGACGGTCGTGGTGCCGGTGATGTTGACCAGTGACAGGATTTGGGCCACGGTTTTCCATGACCCGGCATCGTAGGCACTGACAGACGTTGCCAGCTTCCACGTTCCCGCGTTGTAGGCGTAGGGCGCTGCTCCGTTCCAGGCTCCACCGAAATAGGCGTGTAGCGTCATGGCACGCGGAACCAAAGGCTACCAGCGGCAGGCGTGCCAGAAGGCGCGGATGTGCTGACAGTGACGTTGCTGATCTGCTGGATGGTGTAATCAGCCGAGGCAGCAACAACTGCCCCCGTACGCCCAAACACGCTGGAGACATTCGCCCCGGTGCCGATGGCGTCCAGTTTCGTCTTGTCGGCAGCCGAGAAAGACCCTGCCGCGCTGGGCGTGGCTGCGGAGATGGACACCGTACGCGATACGCCAGAACCGGATACGCTGATAGGCGCTGTGCCGTTGATCGTGGTGATCGCAGTGCCAGCCGATCCGTTCGCCGCAGCCGTCAACCGGCCTTTGGAGTCAACCGTGATGGTTGCCAGCGTGTAGGTGCCTGCGGATACCGCTGTGGACGCAAGGGACGCTGTTACAGCCCCGCCCGCTCCGCCATCGGTAAAGACAATTTCCCCCGCCGTGCCGGTCAGGACGCGCTCGTTTGACAGGCTTCCGTTTGCGGCCAGAGTGACGTATTGCGCATCGGTCGGAGCACCCCCGCCGCCTCCACCCGAAATAGGCGAGAGGTCGCAGGTCGTCATCGTGACCCCGTTGCGGTCTGTGAATGTGGCGACGAAAGTTCCGCCATCCAGCGTCACCGTGCCGAGGGTCTGCCCCCAGTTCGGAACGTCAGTATTGGCCGATGCGGTTCCGTAGCCGGTGATCTTGAACCCACCCCACGGCAGGTTAGTGCTCGGGGTATTCGCGCCGTTCTTGTTCAGGCAGGCCGTGATTCCATCCGCAATATCCTGATCGTGGTTGTCGTGGCGCGTGTAGGTGACGAGGACGCTATTCGCCCAATTTTGGTTCCAGACGGTCGGACCCGTATAGGTTCCATCGTCTCGGATGTATTCAGCTCCAGTCCACGGCATTAGATGACTCCAGCAGGTCGGTAGATGTAGTTGGTCCCGTACCACTTCAGCGAGAACCCGTTAAGGCTTGCACGCATGGAAACGGTCACGGCGTATCCGAAGGCAGACACATCGGCCCACCCTTCGGTTGTCTCGTTCAGGGCCACGTCGTCGCTGGCCCAATAAGCGGTGTCCCAGGCAACCACATCCCATGCCGCGCCACCCACAAAGGGGGCCGTCAGGACTTGGTTCTGGAACTTCACGTTGTAATCCGACATCCCGTCCTTGACCAGATATTCAGGCGACGGAAAGTTGGTGAGATGCGCGGCCAAGGTGACTTGCTTGCGCTTGCCCGGAGCGCCTAGATGGTTGAAGGCAGGGATGCACTCGATAGCGATGGGGTTTCCAACATCAGAAGTACCGACATCAGCGGTGTACACCCGGCCACCTGAGGCGAAATAGAGCACATCCTTCCAAACAGCGAACGTAGAGGCAGGCCAGCCAGTGAAGCGGCACCACGCGCCTGTGGAGGTGTTTCTGGCGTGTTGCTCGGATTGGATCGCCCATTCAGAGCCGCCGCCCCCAGGAATCTCCGCATAGTCACCTTTCGGGATGTTGACGATGAACAGGTTTCCGGCAGGGTAATAGAGGCATTCCCATCCGAAGAACGACGAGTATTGAGTAGCTGCCTGTTTCGCGGCTTGGATGATCTTGTCGGAATAGGTGGAAGCCTCCGACAGCCTGCCGCCTGATAGCGCGGTGGCGATGTCTAACCATCCGTCTTTCGTCAGGATGATTTCAGTACCGCCCACCTTGCAATGGCTCCGAATGCCGATAGGCTCGCCAATCTGGAACCGGCCAGAGGATGACCAGCGCAGCGAGTTTTCCGGGTCGTCGCCTTGATACACCAACGCTTCGCCGGTGGAGAACACGAACACGGCAAAGTCATCCACACCGTCCCCGGCATCCACCGTCAGGGTAAGCATCATCACCAGCGTTCCGCCTGTCCTGCATTGGGTGGATAGGTCGAACTCGGTCAGTGCGCCTTGGTACGCGCCCGCTTGGGCATACCAGAAGGATTGAACGCCTTCCTCCCAATAGTAAACGCGGCCCTTGAAGGTGTTGCAGCCCCAAAAGACCCCGGTCGGATGGCCGGTGATGGTGAGGTCTGTCAGCACCGTTCCGTCGTACTGGACGGCCACATCTACCCCGTTGGTGAGGATCACGAGGGACTGGAATGCGGTGAACTGGTATTTGTCGCTGCCGAATGATGGATGCGTCAGTGCGGTGGGTGACAGCGGATCGGTGATGTCGTAAATCTCGGTGTCGTATGCCGCGAGGAACTTGGTGTTCTGGTACGGGATCAGCGTGTCGATACCGCTCGCAAGGAGCGAGCCGTCAAGGTCTACATATAGCGCCGACCCCTTACGCGCCTCCACCCAGCCGGAACGTGGGATCATATTGACCATCGTAACCGCATCGTTGGCGTCCATGTCATCGAGCGAGTCACGCGCATTCCACCCGCCGGTAGGTGCAGGAACAGACGCAGCCGAGGTCATTGCGGAAGCTGCCAGAGGTTGCAAAGGGGTTCCGGCGTCCACGGGTAGGTGGGCATGATGGTCTTTGCCCCTCCTTGAGTCCCGAGGAAGGCATTCAGGCGGTCCTGATACAGCTTGTAGTCGGTCTGGTAGTCCAAGCCTTTTTCAGCCTTGTAGCGCCATTTGATGTCGGCAATGATCAAGGCATCATCCAACAGCCAGATGTCGGAATCCTGCGAAAAGAACTCCTTGGGCGTGCCGGTAGTTCCATCCTGTATCGTGGCGTTTGAGTAATACTCATAGCCCACAACAAGCCCTTCCTGAGGCTCGTAGAACTCGAAAAACCCGTTGATGAGTCGGCAGCGCACGAAGATTCCCGGAGGTCCGGCTGATGCCTTCAGGTACGCCCACACGGTCGGATCGGTCGGGAAATCCACGCGCCACAGGCTGTTTTGTATCCACATCGTGTCCGGGACGATGGACAGGAAGTCAGCCGGTAGTGCGTAGGTATCCGACGCGCTGGTGAGCGTGAAGGCATACGAGCGCACCTGCTTTTGCAGGTCATAGTCCCGCAGCGCCAGAACCGACTGATTGGCGATGGCCTTGACCTGGTTGGCAGTCGCAAGGTTGTTGCTGCCAATCCATGTCGCCGGAACAGTCACGCCCGTAGACCCTAGAGCGGTGTCCAGAATCTGCTTGAGTGTCAGGCTCATTTCTTGGCCTTGGCCTTCTTGGTGACTTTCTTGGCCGGATTCGTGGTCACTAAGTCGGGCGACTTATTGGGGGTTGACTTCTGCGCGGCAATCTCGGCATCCGTCGCAGCCACCTCAATCTGATTGGACCGGTCGATAGTGCGCAGCGTGTACCACTTGCCATCGCGCTGATAGGTGGATTCCACCAGTGCAGGTTTATTCAGGTTCATGCGACCGCCTCCAGTTTGATTCGGGGTTTCTGTCCGCTTTCGACAATCAGCCAGCGGCGGGCTTTCATCGTGGCTTCCGCCAACTCGGGGTCCGGTGTTTCTACCGCTGCCGCACCCTGCAATGTGTGGATGTTGCGGGCGTGGAACATTTCGACCTCACAGGGTCGGATGCCTGGAATGCTTGTCACAGGGACGGCGTGCGCCTTGTCGGCCTCAAGAAACCGGTTCCACTCGTACGGATACGCCCGCTGATCCTCTGCCGTTGCAGGACGCGATCCGAAATCACGGACGCCCTTGGCTCGGGTCGTGATGTGGACTCGATCAACATAGATTGGACGCTTGACGGCATCGCTGGCTGTCTGGTCGAAAACAGGTGCCCAAGAAAAACTGACCACCAGTTCTTTGTCCGGGCCGAAAATCTCGGTTTCTACCTTCTTGTAGTCGGGATCGTTGCGATCCATGAATCCTCCGTGGAAAGGGAGGCCGAAGCCTCCCGATCCGGTTAGCTGACGGTAAAGGAAATGACGCCATTGCGCTTGCGGTTGCCGGTGACGAGGTTGCCCATGAACCAGATCGGAATCACATCGTAATCCGCGTTCTGAATCTTGCGCTTTTCGTCGCGGTTCCACATGCGGCCCGGTGCGGCACGCAGGAAAAGCGTGTCCGTGTTGAGCATGTAGACATGGCGCAACGGGCAGTAGGCATCGAACACGACTGCCGCCTGCTTGTAGGCCAGTTCACCAAAGCCAGCGTCAGCCTTGTTGGTCTGCGTGAAACGGACCTGATCCTGCAGGCTGGCTTCGTAGATGCCAAAGCCAACGTCGTCCATGACGATGATGTCCGGCTTCTCGGTGCCGACCGTCACCTGCCTCCACATGGTGTTCATAGCAGTGACAAGGGCAAGCTGGATCGCTGCGCCTGCCGAACCCGTGACGGAGGTATTAAACGCATTCCTCCACCATGTGTTTGCAACTTGGTCGATACCACCCACGGTACCAGCCGCAGCCGGGTTGTCGGCAACCAGCAACTGCAATCCGCCGATTTCCTTGCCGCCCGATCCGGTGCCGGTCGAGAACATGGCTTCGCCTGCGGTGTTCTTCAGGTTGGCCATGGCCTGCTTGGTGCGGCCTTCTGCGAATGCGATCATCTGCGATTCGCCGGAGTTCTGGATAGCTTCCAGTCCGCTGATGGAAATGAACGACCCCTGTTGCTTCCACTGGTAGGAGGCAACGTCGATCGCGTTCTGGTCAGTGGGCGGGGTGAAAATCTCATAGCCCGAATACCACTTCTGCGAGGAGTTCTCACCGTAGATCACCGGCTCGTAAATCTCGCGACCGTTGGAGGTAACAGCGACGTTACCCTTTTTGGCCATCGTGTTCAGGAGCGCGTGCTCCGTCGTGATGGTGTCGAACAGTTTGGTATCCCACTTCGCAAGGGTGGTGGCGACAAGATCGCCCAAATTCGGAACGGCCATGAGTAGGCTCCTTATTTAGCTGATAGTTCTCGGAATGCTTCTGCGGCAGTCTCGCGAAGGGAGAGGTTCTTGACCCCTTCGGTCGGCCTGCCTTTCCCGGCAACGGATCGGTTTGAACTCGCCTCACGCTGGACGGCCTGGGACTTCGCGGTGGCCTCTTGGATAGCCTTCTGCTCGGCTGCTTTCGCCCGTTCCGCGACAACCGACTGAGAAAGGTCGGGGTCCATCATCACGGCATGGTCATACAGCTTTTCGAGGCTGTCGAAACGGCCTGTGTTAGCCAGCATTTCCATGTTGGAGAAAACAGTAGCGAGGTGGGGATATCGGAGGTTTCCGGTGTCGTCCTTTTGTTCTTCCAGTTCCTTGAGTCGGTTGACGATCAGTTGCTGCTGATGTTGCGTGTACCGTGCTTGTTCTTGCGCCTGGGACTGCCTCTGTTGCTCGGTAAACTGGCGAAGTTCTGCCAGTTCCTTCTGCAAGGGGGACAGGAGTGCCTGCACGGTTGGATCGACGTAAGGCTGTTCCTGAGCGAGATTGCCCAAGTCAACGCCCCACGCTTGCGCAATACCCAAGACTGCGCTGGCCGGATCGCGGGGCTTGTACTGGCCTGCGAAGAACGGGAACGCTTGGTCGGGGTCACTTGCGACGAACTTTGCGCCTTCCACAAGCTGGGACACGCCTTGCTGCAAGGTCATGCCCTGCAAGCGATAGGTCTGTTCCAGCGGTTGAAGGACGCTGTAAACGGGGTCGATGTTCTTCCGGTAGTCGGAGAACTCTTGCTGGTGCTGGGTATAGCGTTTGTTGTGTTCCTCAAACTGTCCGAGGATCGGTTCAAGGTACTTTCGATTGTGCGTGGCGGTGCCGAACTCCTTGATGGCGTTGCGGGCGTTTTCGCTCCAGCGTGCCGTGAAGGCCGGTGGTTCCCACGGTGCCTCTGCGGGTGTAGCGAGGGCCGGGGTAGCTTCCGGTGCGGCTTCCAGTTCCGAGTAAGCGGTATTGGCTGCTTCACTGAGGCTGGCAGGCTGATCGAGATCAGGGTCAGTGCTCATGGGGTGTTTCCTTGGTGGTTAGGCTTGCGCCTGAAGTTGCCGGACAACGTGCTCCGGGAGTTTGGGAATCTGCGCGGCGAGCCGTTGGTTCTCGGCTTTCTCAGCCTTGCGCCTGCGGATGGTTTCGGCAGCCGGTACAGCGTCCTCCAGACTGTTGCGCTTCATGTACTCAGCCCGCTGTCTGCGGGAGGTCAGCGGCGTCCCGTCAATCGGGGAAATCGCGTGGACATTGGCCTGCATGTTGATGAGTGAGACCGACAACTGCCGCGCCATCGGGCCGTGGCAGGCTGGGATATTGTCGTCACGCTCGGAAACGCGGCTATACTGGTCCGCAACAGCGCCACAATCGGCGCATTGGTAGGAATACATGGGCACGTTCTGGTCCTATCTGCTGAATGCAGTGTTGTTCTGGTCACCGCTGGTCATCGCCGCATCCTGGTTGAAAGGTGCGCCGTGGTGGACAGCGTTTCCAGTAGTGGGTTTCTTCGCGGCCTTAGCTGCCGTCGTTTGGATCGTCTCCACCTTGTGTGGCCGTTATGGCGGCGAGCTTGGCCGCAAGCTCACGCGCCCTCTGTGATTGTGGCGGCAGGCGGGAAAGCTCAAGCAGCGCCCTGCGCCCCTCGTTGTTGTTCATCAGCGTAGCCAGCTTGCGGGAGCCAAGAGCCAGCCCGCCTACCTGCATCGCGCCCTTTACGCCTGCGCCAGTGATGCGGTTCATCACGCCCAAGGCTTCCTGCGCCGGAGCGGTGCCGCTGAAGTTGTAGCCGGTCGAATCGCCTAGCCTGCGAGCAGCATTCACTGCGTCGTTTATCTCAGCGACTTCTGCGGGCGAGTAGATCGCTTCCAGCTTCTTCTGGTCGCCAACATTCTTGACGAAGTTGACCGGGCGCATGACTGGATTGTTGACACCAGAGGATGCGGGCATCTCCTTGGCCTTCTCGATAGCTGTTTCCAGATAGCCGCGCTTGAATGCCGCCCACGCTTCCGGGTTGTCCTTCTCCAGTATCTTGCGGGTTACACCAAGCTCGGTCGGGGTCATTCCTGACAGCTTGGACATGACCTTTTCAGGCGCTACGGTATTGAAAGCGCCTGATTCGACTGCGCCAGCCAAATCCTCGCCAAGAATCGTCCGAAGCGGGGACTTCTCCACGGACTCGATCTGCTGGCTGAATGCGCGATAGTTGCTGTTCGCCTTCTTCAGCGCCTCGCCCACTCGCCCACCAATGGACGATGCAGTGCCCTCTATATCGTCGTCTAGCGCCTGTAGAAGCATTGCGGCTGCACGCTTCTGCATGGGCTTGTCAGTGGCTCCGGCGAGCGTTGCAGCGCCTCCTGCGACTTGTGACAGGTAACGGCGCGTCTTGAGCATGTCCGACATGTTCAGGCTCGTCAGTTGCGGGCCTGTTTCTCCGGGCGTCACAAATGCGGGCTGACCGTCCGGGCCAAGAATGGCACTCGGCTTGGGGGCTTTCGGTGCTCGCGTGATGTCGCCGCGCAAGCTGTTCAAAGCGTCCGCAATGGCTCGCTGGCCAGATCCTTTTGGGGCCACGCTGTTCTCGTCAATCAACTTGGCCAGTGTCCCGTCAAATGATTGCGCCTTGATCGTTGGTGCGCCTCCCACAAGCCGGTCAACGGCACGGAAGTCCTCGCCAGCCACGCGGCTACGGGTGTCCTCAATCTTCTTCAGGACATTCTTGGCGGCATTCTGGACCTGTGCGCCTGCAATCTCAGGGGATGCCCCGGACTTGCTGATGCCGGTAAGTGTGCGGTCGAGGTGGTCAACAAGCTGCCCCACGCGCTTGCGGTCGCCTTCTGCCACCTGTGAGCGGGAGAAGATGGATTGCCGAGACATGTTCTCAGCCATCGTCATAGACGGGTCAGCGTTGACCTGTGCGGGCGTGAATCCAATCCCGGTACGCTTGGCCAGTTCCTCGCCTTCCATCGCGAGATTGCCCTTGTTCGCCTTCCCTCCCATCACGTTCGTGACAGTGGCAAGCGCATTGGACGGCACCAAGTTCTCAAGCAATGCAGCGCCGCGATTCAGGCCGCCGCCTGCAACGCCACCAATAGCAGCGCCGCCGCCCACCTGCCCCGCCTTGGCCACGTTGAATCCATCCTGATTGGCATTCTCGACCGGCGTAGCAAGCCCTGCCGCAGCGCCACCCTGAGCACCTACGCGGCCCGCATTCAGCATCTTGGCGATTCCGCCAGCGCCCTGAGCCATCTTTCCGCCGAATCCCGCTGGAGCCGTGGCTACCGTCTGCCCAACGACGGAGCCGATCATGCCCGGAGTCGTCTGGAGCAGTGGCGCGTCCAGCCGCGCGTTCTCGTCCACGTTGGCATTGGTCGCTTGCGCAATGCGTGGGTCAGTCAACCCCGGAGCCGCCATACCCAAAGCAGCCGCAACACCAGGATTGTTGGCCATGAACTGTTCAATCGCATTGTTCGCGCTGACCATGCCCTGCCCTGTGCCAGCAGCGAGCTTGTCAAACGTGCTCATATCGTCGGTCGGGCTGGCTGGCGCTTGTGCGCCCATGACCTGCGACAGCTTCATGGGTTGCGCGGGCTGTGCCCCAATCTGAGATAGCTTCACAGTGGCTCCACATCAGGGTCGGCAGGATCGCCGCCGATAATCCGATACTTCTTACCATCCGGGCCGGTGATGATCTTCCCGACCTGAGCGCCGCCCTGCGGTTGCGCCTGCGGAGCCTGTCCGCCACTGCCCTGCAACTTCTCGATGTAGCTGCGGATGTTCTGAATCTGCTGCTTGTTCGTCTCGTCAAAGTTGCCAGTCGCCGGGAAACTGGCCATGAGTGCGGCCAACTCCTTGTCCGACTGTGCGCCTTGTCCTGCCACCCGGGTCAGCGTTTGCAGCGGGTTCACAAGCTGCGCGAGCGTCTTGTCGAACTTCTGAGCGCCAACGGGGCTGGTGAATCGGTCAATCGGGCCGGATGATCCGAGGTTGCCCTCAAGCTGCGAGAGAATTTCCAGTGCCTGCTGCGCCGCCGCTCCCTTGGTGTCGATTTCCTTGGGCTTGTCAGCAGGTCCGCCTGGTATCGCTTCCAGTCCGCCGCTCGCTGTGGGCCGGTAGCCGCTCGGCGCGCTTGAGCCGCCTGAGTTGCCAAGCAGCATCCCGCGAATCTGGTCATCAGACGCGCCCAATTGCTTCAGTTGCGCGATTTTCCGGTCCATTTCGGATGGGGCTGGTCCGCTCTGTGGCGACAGGGCTTTCTTGCCCTTCTCCAGTCCAAGCGCCGCCGCGATGCCTTCCGGAGATAGCGGGTCAATGTTGCGCTGCGCGTATTTGGCCGTCGTCTGCGCGCCGAACTCGGTATCCTCGCGTTTCCACTGCCGATCCTCCAGCCTGCGAGCACGTTCTTGCTCTGCTTGCGCTTGCGCCTTCTGATTCTCCAGCTCAAACCGCTTGGCCATGATTTCCGAGGCTTTGGCGTCCGCGTCGCTCATCATCTGCCCGCCCCTCACGGTGGACATGACGGAAGTCAGCAGGGACAACAGGGAATTGCCGCCCTGCACCGGGTTGAATCCGGCCTGCTGCAATGATTGGGCCATCGCTTGGCGGCGGCGGTTTGCCTCGTCGTCAACTTCAAGCTGTGCGAGTTGGCCGGGAAGGTACTGCATCAAGCTGTCTCCAGTTCCTTGATTCGTGCGGATAGCGCCTGGACGGAGCCAATCAGCGCCCCCATCAGGTCAATCGGGCTGATATGCGTGGCTGCGGGCAATCCCAGCGCGGCATTGAACTCCTGCGCGTAGGTGCCTACGTGCGGCGTGCTGGCCACGTCAGCCTTATAGGTCCATGTGGCGTAGGGCAGCCCTGTAATCGCCGTCAGTGCATCCTCAGGGGCCGCTGCGGCTATTTCGTCCTTGGCGTTGCGGTCGCAGTACAGGCTAGCGAACATTTGGGCGTACATCTGGTTGTTCGCGTTCTGCTGCTGCTGGTTGTATTGCGACTGATTCAACCCGGCGTTGTATTGGTTGTTGTAGCCGCTGGTGACATCAAGGTTTCCAGGCTGCTGCATCCCAGGAATCTGCCCAGCCATCCATGCGTTCTGGTTGAAGTTCTGGCCCTGTGAGGCATTGTTCTGGCCGTTCACGCCCATGCCGAAGCCCAGCAGGCTCATCAGGTTTCCGAAGTCGCCCTGTTGCTGCTGGTAGGCAAGGTTGTTGGCCGCCGTGTTGGATGCCGAATCAGCGCCGTAGCGGGAGGCAGCCGCCGAGGTGTTGGCGTTGTAGCGGGAGGTGTCCGCGCCCAACTGGCCCAGGATCAGTTCGCGCAAGCCTTGGGAGTTTGTAGCTCCCTGCGAGAAGGACTGTTGCTGCAATGCAGCGCCCAACTGGTCAGCCTGAGTCCGTGCACCCTCGAAAGCGTCGTTGCGCGAGTTCTCGAAGTTGG